CTCGTGGTTTTCACGATCAAGTGCAGCAAACACTTTACTTTTCTGCTGAACATTAAGCCCATCAAAAACAAACCGCTGGACCGTGCAAGGCAGAATGCTTGTACCACCTTGAAAGACATAGAATGCGCTTTCGCCCATCCAGTAGACGACGTTGTTGTAAGCCGACCAGCCACGAGAGCTAACAATGCCCGAGGCGGTGCCAATTTGAGAAAACCCAAATGTAAACGGAGGGCCAATGTACTGCATTGATTCAACCGACTCGTCAGTCCAAACCATAATCTGACTGTCAGTATTAGCTGCTGCAATAATCTCTGTACCCGCAGTTAACAACTGCCCACCTGCTGTGTTGGTCGAGGTTGGCACCCAATCTGTAGGGTCTTCTTGTTGAGACCAGCGCACCTGCAACTTATCTATCGGCGTCGCAGCATTACTCTCGCCGGGCACATTAGAGCCGAAACACACTACATGGCGGTCTTTAGTGACCAAAACCAAGTTGACTTTGTGCGGGGCTTGGGTAATTTGCACCGCTCTTGCTGTGGGAGTTGTCGCATCCCAGCGATAAACACCGCCGCCCCTAAAGTTTAGAATTAAATCTTCGCCAAAGTTTTGAAACGACCATTGTCGAATGTCAATCGGCACGCCATCGCCCCTTGGGGTGCTCCACGCATCAACACTCCAAGCACCAGCACCCCAACCGTACTGGAAAGCCGAATCAGAATCGCCGGGGTTGATTTGATACTCAGCATCAAACTCGCCACCCCCAGCAGCGACAGATGATGTCGCAGAAGTATCTACTGTAAAAGTGTAAGTATCGCTGTCGATGACCTCGATCTGATGCTCAGCGTTAATCTCATCAGCAGGCACGCCGCCTACAGCGTCAGCACCAGAAATAGTTACAAAGGCTTCACTGTCTGCGCCGTGCGCGACATCGGTAACAGTAATTGTGGTAGAACCTGACGTTGTGGCTAGCGCGTCTGTCAGTGTGGATGACTTGCGCAGGGGGGTGATGTCAGTGAGCGCCCCACCCGATTCGAGGTAGACTTTAAACTCTGTGCCAAACGCGGTGAAAATCGTCCCATCAAGGGTGCGCCAAACAAAGCTGGCACGCGGAGTGCCTACAAGCCGTTGATCAATAAACTTCTGCCAGCCACCGATTTTCTCTGGCTTGCCCGACCGGAACCGAATTTTGTCCGAATCAATCCAGTCACCCTCTTGTGTGTAAGGAGTGTTCTCTTTGTTAACGCCGGGGCGAAAATTTAGTTCTTGATAGGCCATGACACATCTCCAGACAGTGACGCCAGTTTAGTCTTCGCTCGCCTCAACCTCAACGTCTTCGTCATGCGTAATGTGCAACCTTGACCCGTCAGAAACACTTACGGCCTGAACGTATAAAGCTCCGCCGTTGACTGACATTTCAAACTTTACGCCGTGGTACCAAAATTCGTCTCCTTCGAGGAGACTACCCGCATCAACTTCAATCATTGTTCTCTCTTAGTTTTAACAGTCTTTCTTTACGCTTAACTACAAGCGCCTCATACTCATCGTCGGGAAAAGCCGAATAGTAGCCAAGCTGCTTGAGTCTGTCGCTGGCTTCTACAAGGGGCTCTAGCTCCTGCATAAAGATCATACAGTATGGGTCGTCAATGTCGCTTTCCCACACGTTATCCGTTAGGAACTCAAGCTCAGCATCTTCTGGGCCGTAGTCTGGGTGAAACTGCATGCAATGCACATCGGGGAACGTGCTATTAAGGGCGTCGACGAACTCGTTAAACTCGTCAATGTCAGGTATTGCATAAGATGCAACAACTACAACGTCTTTGCCCATACTGCTGAACGAAGAGCATGTGCCCATAGCGTCTGCATAGATATAGTCAGTCTCGATAACAGCAACTGCATCGTTCCGCCATGCTTGTTTGGCATGAGGGCAGGCGGGGAAGCCATTTAAGTGCTTGTTAGGTACCTCAAGAACTTCACGCGACCACCGTCGCACATCAGACTCGATACTCATTTAATTGGTCCGCCGCTAATCCACGCACGGCATGTACGATCCGCAGCGCATTTAAAGCCAAACAGCTGGCAGTAGCCCAAGTCAGCAGCTTCTAGCGTGCGTGCTCGGTTGTTTGCCATGTGTTCCGCCCCTTCTTCGGGGTAATCTTCGTCAAGACCAATGTGATCTCGCATGCACTGCATCATTTTTGGGGTCTGCACAAACGCAGCGCAGTTACCGCACCGGGATGTTTTAGCTTGTTCAGGTGTAATGCCCCAAAGGTCAGCAACACCCTGCCAAAAATCTTCATTCGGCGCATCAGGGTTCATAGGACCATAGTCGTATTTTTTGATAGCGATGTTTCGGTTTTTGGTGTTGAGCTTTACATCAGTCACTGGTTTAGGACAGCTCTTGCCATCTTTGTAGCCGTTTACGAGCGCCTCGCCAATTTTTCTGCCTCTGTTATTAACGGCCATTAGACTTAATCCTTTTTCTTGGCTGTCTTCGCCGAGCGCTTGAACGCTTTGTTAGTCGGCGCACCTTTTGAGCCGGGCTTTCTCATCTTCTCGCCTGAGCCCGCTTTAATGCGCTTACGTTTTTGGTGGATGTTTTTGTAAAGTCCGTCTTTAGGCATTAGTATCTCCTAGCAATCCCAAGCTCGGCGGCTCCAGTAGTTCGCACTAAACTTATCGTTCTTCCCCTTGATCCCACCGCTGCGCGCGCAGTATGACTTTTTACGCTCGGGCTGATCTTTCTTAATGCTCATACTTGGGCTGCCAAAGTTGACTTTCTTTACCTGATCGCCCTTCTTCGCGAGCACAGTAAACTTGCTTGACTTGCCTCCGCCACGTTTAGGCTTATTGTACCCGGAGAAGGTCTCTCCACGATACTTGAGCTTGCCATTTTCGCGTTTTACATCCTTTGTGGTAGCCATGTCAGTCCTCCAACATCTCCGGGGTGACAACTAGCCGCCCCACATCACCATGCTTTGCATGGTACGTAATTACTTGCGCTTGCCTAGCTGAGCTGTAGCCGTGCCGTGAAGCGTATGCGTCTCTAGCTGATAGTGTGCCGTGCTGTTCTATTTGCATCAGCGCTGTTTCTTTCATCAACCTATGGTGTAAATGCCCAGAGTGGCAGTACGACAGCGTGGTACGCCCAAACATCGCCCGAAACTCAGCAGCCATAGCCCGGTCAATCTCATCGACTTTCTTTAAGTGCCCGTGCTGGAAAAACAAAGAAGTTGCGCCGTGTTCAACCGCGTAAAACGAAGCAGGCGATGTGTCGATAAACAGTCTCGGGTTGTCTCGGTAACGATCAGCAAAAGACTCCCGCAGCCATATCTCAGACACCGGGTCATGGTTGCCGTCGGCCATTATTACTTCGACTGTCAAATACTTAGCCAGCAGCATTTCAATGATGCGGCGTGTGATCCTAATGCCTGTTCGCACCAGTTTGGCAAAACGAGTATCAGTGTCGAGCTGATGCCCGCTCGCTGGAGTTACAGAGTCAATGCCGTCGTAGTGCAAGAAGTCACCAAGCTGGGCAAAAACCGCACGCTGGGCTGGGCGCGCATTTTCAATCGCGTAGGCAAAATAGTTTATAATCATCGTCTCAGCAAGATCGGTGTCCCAATCCTCACCGGTCTCTTCGCCCCACGCCAGCATGCCAATGTGGGCATCAGTCAGCACAAACAAATTTAGCAGGTCGTTCTTCTTAACTTTGGGTTTCTTAATAGTAGGAGCGGCGGGGATGTCTTCTTTAAGCGCGTCAATGGCTTGTTTCATCGCCTCGAACTGCGCTTGCTTGTCGCGGTCAGTCTTGTACCACTCTAGCTTTTGCTCGCCCGTTTCTGGGTTCCACAGCACCGAGCGGCCTTTAAACAGCTCGTCATCGCGTTGTCTGGGAGGCGCATCTTGGTTTTTTTGGGCGAGATATTCTTCGCTATACCTGCGCTCGTTGCTTCGGCCTTCGCGGTGGTATTTAAGCCGAGTCGTAATTGTTCGCTTGTTGAGGCCTAATAAAGCCGCTGCGCCAGCTTGTGAGCCGGTTTGATCTATCGCCGCTAGAATCTGATCAATCGTAAAGCCCTTTGGCCCTGACTTGTTCATTTTTATCCTTTTTTGCGCAGTTCGCCCGCTATTTTTTCTCCCGAGCGCCCTAATACATACCCGCCGAGACCTATTTGAATTAGGCTCCACAGCTGGTCAGGCATCTCAAGCACAAGCCCTGCCTTAAAAAATAGATCAAGGTAGGGAGCAAGGATGTAGTTATTAGCCACAATCGCAACAAAAGTCAACATTGTGATGGGCCGCCAAGCACTTGTAACCCAATGTTTTGAGCTTGCTTCAGCGACTACAACATCGCGCGCGACTTTCTGAGCAGTTTGTTCGTGCTCAAGCATAGCGATACGCAGCTCCTGCGCTGCCTTGGCCGCTTGGTCTTTGTCTTCAAAAAACCGACCGAGCACGTTATCAACCGCCGTGCCAAGCCCTGCACCCAATAGCTCTTTAATCATTACAAGCTCCTGTTATCCCAACGAGCCGGACCATCTGTGCGCGTGTCAATGTGCGTAAAACTGTTGTAAGCCCCAATACTTGCGCTGGGGTACTCACGAGCAACCCAATCATACACTTCCTGTGGGTCTGTGTTTGACACTTTGATGTCAGCGGCACGTGCAGATTTGTGCTGGCTATTCGGTGAACCGCCAATCCGTGCATTATGTTTTTCGCAACGGCAACCGCTGGTCACGACGACAGGTCCAAAGTTTTCACGTACAGCATTTAGTATCTCAAGGGTAGAGGTATCGACCGTATCAAAGCCACAGCCGCACTGGCAGGCAAACTCTGAGCGAGAAAAGTAAGGAGAAAAACTATCAGTCATTATAGCGCTGTCCGCAGGCTCCAAACCGCTAAGGAAACAACACCACCTATAACAATCCAGACGATCTTTTCGCCAATTCGCACTGTGTTAGTTTTGGTCGCGAGCTTCTTCTCAAGCTCTGTCACGCGCTCAATAACTTTTTGTTGGTTCGTATCGTAGTTGTCCATACGGTTAAATAAAGTGACCATGCGTTCTTCCATACGAGCAAGACTCACCACAGCATCGGAGAGTTTATCGAGTTTTTGCTCAATCCGTGTGAGGCGGTCTTCGTTCATGGTTCGGTCCTTTACTTCTTTGAGGCTTTGATCGCACGGCCTTGCCGAGCTGCTTTTGCTTTACCGTTGTTGGTGTAACACTTGCCAGACTTACCCCACTTGTAGCCCGACTTGCCGTTTTTTGTGCAGCGCTGGACTGGCATGGTTACTCAACGACAATTTCGCCAGAGGTGGTCAAGGTCCCGTCTGAGGCCACTGTAAGAACGTCGCCAGAAGCACTGCTGAAATAAAGTACGCCTGACTCTTCTCGAACGGACCAAGTGGAGCCAAGAGCAATAGCACTAGCAGCAGACGCTACTACAGCTTTATTTGCAGCTAGCGTGCCGGGAGCAGCGCCGTCGAGGTAGTTAATCTCAGTGGCAGAGGCGGTTACGCCGTCTAGAGTATTTAGCTCGCTCGTCGTGGCAGTGATACCGTCGAGGATGTTAATTTCTTCTGTTGAGGCAGTTACGCCGTCGAGAATGTTCAGCTCCGCCGTCGAGGCGGTTACGCCGTCGAGAATGTTAATTTCTTCTGTTGAGGCAGTTACGCCGTCGAGAATGTTGAGTTCTGAAGCGCTCGCAGTAATCTCAACGCCGTCAAGAATAAGCGAGCCGACCGCTAAGTTCTCGGTTAAGTCAGTAACCGCCGCACCGCCGCCTGCCCCGTCGCAGTAGACGATCTTTTTAGTGCCTGCGGGCACCGTGACATCGCCACCCGAGCCTTGTGTGATGACAACTGACTGGTCAGTCGCATTGTTGATAAAGTAGAGCTTCTGCATGTCGTCAGGATTGACAGTCACCGTAGAAGTCGCACCCGGAGAGCCCGTGAACTCAACGACCATGTGACGCCCGTTTGAGGTAGCGCCGTCTGTCACAGTAAGATTAGAGCTAGTTAAGCCGGTAAGGTTAATTGAAACAACACCCGCAACCATCTCTTCCATCAATCGCCAGTTCGTGTTGGTCGTCAGTCCCCACGTGTTTGACTGTTCGCCAATACCAATTAACTCAATGCCAGCGTCTGTATATGTACTTGCCATGTCCGTGCCTCGTTACGCGGATATTTTTTGCCAGCTATCTGAGGTGTCTGGCTCAACTTGTTGCCAGTTTACACTAGCGGATGGTTTAATTTCGCCCCACGTGAACACTCTATTGGCTACGCCAAAACCAACAACGCCGTCAGGCACCACTACTGCTTTGGCGATAACTTCAACGGTGCCTAGCGCAGAAGCGGCGGAGACGCCGGTAACGCCTACATCGGCAGCGGCTTTAACCTCGGTGATTCCTAGCGCAGCCTGAGCCTGAACGCCAGTCAACGTGAGGTTAGCATCAGCAACAGTCTGAACCGTGCCAACTTCGCTTTGGGCTGACGCTCCGCCGGGGAAGACAACCGCTTCTGCGATGACTACTTCTTGGCCCAGCGCGCTTGTTGCTTGCACGCCTGCCAGCTGCACATTAGCTTCAGATACAATAACCGGGTCGCCGGTCTCTCCTGCGGCGGCCACACCAGTAGGCTCTACAACGGCTTCGGCGATTACTGTTTCTTGGCCCAGCGATCCTACTGCTTGTACGCCAGTTGGCAATACAACGGCTTCGGCAATAACTTCTTCTTGTCCAAGCTCGCCTGTCGCCTGCACGCCCGTGGGCTCTACAACGGCTTCAGCAATTACTTCTTCTTGGCCTAGAACTCCTGCACTCTGCACGCCTGTGGGGAGCACTATTGCTTCTGCAATAACGGTTTCGTCGCCAAGCGCTGTATTAGCAGAAAGCCCTGTTACGCTGAGAATGTTGTTAGTGATAAGATCAACTGGCTCGGCTGCGCCTGTAGCAGCGACACCTGTAGGCAGCACATTAGCTTCAGCCAGTATAGTTTCATCGCCAAGCTCAGTTGTGCCTTGCACACCAGTCAGTGTGAAATTGGACTCAGCAATAACTGTTTCTTGGCCGGTTTGCCCTGTTGCCTGAACGCCTGTAGGCAGAGCAACTGCCTGAGCAATTACAGTTTCTTGACCAACAGCTCCACTTGCCGCAGTTCCCGTAACGGAAACTGTGACGTTAACAACAACGTCTCCGACATCAGAGAACGCCGCCGCAGAAAATGGAGACGAGCTGAACATTTAGCTATTCAGGCTTCACCGGCCAATCAATCGTGTCGGGGAACCCTGCCTGTGCTGTGATATCCCGAAGCCCTTGGCGGTAGGTCTGCCAATCAGTAGGCACCGGGTTGCCTGTGTCCGTAGCGCGTATCGTTATCCAGTCGGACTCGGTGAGTAGGCGGTCACGTTTGGCTCGGGCGTTACGCGCCAAGACTACATAACCCGGTATCCATTCCAGATTTTCTTCGTCCCATTCTGCGTTGTCGTCGGGCTTGGCAACTGGAGCCACCCATTCATTTGTCTCCTCGTCATACGTCCATGACGGATAAGGCTGCTCAGGCTTCTCCGGCGGGATGTCCTCAAACACCCACTGTCCGTTGTCCCATTTAGCGCGTTGGCCTTCGGGGGCAGTCGGTGCTGGCTCGTCAATGCAACCGCCGGGGATCAAATAAACGTCAGGCTCAAGCGGTGATGGGTCAGCCGTGGTGACTCCAACAAAGTAGCCGTCTTTATCTAATTGAGATACTTGTTTCATGTTATCACCTTAGTATTTAATGCACGCCAGCAGGGCGATGTTGCGGGGACGTGTTTCTGCATCAGTGCGCGGCGAGCCGTTACCTCCCTCCTCTTTCGGGCCTCTAATACTCTGTGTCCCAAAGCTAGAACCGCCACCATTTGCACCTCGGCCAAAAGAAGCCCCTACATTGAAGTCAAGTGTATACCTGTTTACTGGGGTGGCAGTTGAGAACTGCATTTTATGTCCGTGGTTTTGAAAAGCATCCCCCTGCGCTGTTCCAAAACTACGCCCACTATCAGCCCCGCGTCCATCGTCCCAACCACGGAGGAACTCACCACGCAGGTCGGGCAAATCAAAAGTCGTTGAGCCATCACCAGCGCCGAACGTCGTGCCAATCGCGGAAAACAAATCTGAATAGGTTGAGCGGCTGACCTCCGCGCCGTTGGCTTTTAAGAAACCATCAGGTGCGGTGTCCATTGCGAAATACTGGACTGCGCCAGAAGGGACGTTACTAGCAGCAATTATCTGTGTGCTCCCATCAGGAAACTCTACGCCCGTGGATTTTAACTTAGTCGGCATTGGCCTTACCTCTTACCTTCAAGCTCATCGACACGCGCCGAGAGTGTTTTAATCGCTTCAATCAGCATGGGTACTAACTTTTCATACTGTACTGTTAAATACTCATCTGAAATTGGTGCAGTTTTAACCGCTTCTGGTAATACATTTTGCACTGATTGTGCCGAAACGCCAACCATTCGTTTGCGCTCGTAGCCAAGCTTAACTGCCGTGTCATTGGGCTCATAGTAAAACCCTTCTAGCAAGTTTACCTTATCGAGCGCGTCTGTTACCACGCCTAGTTTAGTCTTGAGCCGGTCATCTGAAAAGTGCGCAGTGATGTCGCCAGTAGCTCGGATTTCACCAGACGTGCCAGAGGGCGACGTGCCAACGCCGAGGGAGTCAACAGAAAAATCATTGACACCCAACGACTCCCACTTCGTGCCGTCGTACTCATACGTAATGTCACCGACGGTGAACGTCTGGCCGTTAGTGGGACTGTTTGGAAAGTTAATAGCCATATTTGCACCTTAGATTGGGTACCTTATGATAACGATGCCGGAGCCGCCGTTGGCACCCGATTGCCCTGTTCCTCCACCACCTTCTCCGCCGTTTCCGGTATTTGCAGCGGCAGCGGTAGGTGTAAACCCAAAACGTGAACGCCCCTGTCCCCCTACCGCATACGTCACGGCAGTGTTAGTAATAGAAGATGTAATACCTGCGCCGCCAGCGCCATTACTGTCAACGTTTGCAGGTTGACTGCCCGCTCCGCCAGCGCCACCGCCGCCACCCGAGGAACAGGTGGTGTTTCCGACTGTTCCTCTACCGATAGCGCCACTATTTCCTTGCCCAGCCACCCCTGTTCCAGCGTTTCTGTTTGTCCCCGGTGCTCCTGCACCAGAGCCGCCTGCATTGCCACTTCCAAAAGCGTTTGCACCACCACCACCAATCGCAATTAAACTCCCAAAAGTAGAGTCGCCGCCATTCGCACCGTTCCCCGCTCCACCTGTGCCAACAACAACCGCTTGCGCCCCAACTGAAGTGTTTACACTCCCTTGCAAAACCCCGCCAGCGCCGCCACCGCCACCGCCCACGTTAGCGCCACCGTTTCCACCTCCACCACCACCGGCGACAACAAGGTACTCAACTTCACCTTCCCCCGAAAGAACTTCAAATGTTCCAGAAGAGGTAAACGTATGAACCCGATAATCAACCCCGCCGTCAGTAATATCAGTGACAGTGCCACCTGTGGCAGTAATCCCGGTGCTAAAAACAATCTCCCCATCTATGTAGGCTTTTTTTATCGCAGTGCTGCCCACGTAGATTTTACCGATGCTTGTTGAGCCTACCTTAAACGGCATCGTTATTCCTCAATCAAGTACAAGACGCCCGCCGTGGGGGGACTTAGAGCGTCATACTGGGCCTGAGTAAGAACTGTAAACGTAGCATCCGCACCATCCGCACCATCCGCACCATCCGCACCATCCGCACCATCCGCACCTTTCAGGGCAGGAGTAGCAGGGACCCACTGAGATGAGTCTGCGTCTGTGTAGTAGACGTATAGAACGCCGCCTGACGAGTCCCACCACAGCGTGCCGTCAGACGGAGAACTGGGAGGAGTGTCTGAGGTTGTAATGGGAACGGACGACACAGAAGCGGAATTGACGCTCGTGATATGCCCATAAGTATCAAGCGTGATATCTTGAACAAACGTATTGCCAGAATTATTCACCGAGCCCTGTGACGACGTGTCAGCGTGGTTTAGCGTGACGTTGCCTGTGCCGCCGCCGGTGAGACCAGAACCTGCAGTGATCGTCTGGTCAGCAGTTGCGCTTGACTCTATTCCGTCTAGTTTTGAGCCGTCCGAGGCAATGTCTCGACCATCAACAGTGCCTGTAACTGAGATGTTGCCATTAACTGTGGCCCCGCCAACAGTGATACTGTTCGTCGTACTCGCCCCACGATCCGTCACGGAGTCAAGGGTGTCCGATTCTGACGTTAAATACCCAGCGTCGTTATTAAACCCTGAGATGGCAATACTGCCCTTAGACAGTTTGTGCTGAGAGCCATCAGCTGAGTCAACGACAGCGAAGAAATCACCGTCTGAGTTGCTTGTCGACGACCCAAGCTCATTGAGGTCAACATTAAGACTAATCGTGCCCGAACTAGTAACTGTGCCCCCGCCGCTCAGGCCAGTTCCCGCAGATACCGCGACGCTTGTCACTGTGCCGGTAGTCGTGCTGTACCCAAACGACTCAATTCGATCATTAACCGCAGCAGCAGTCATGATTATTGTGTTGCTATCGCTAAACCCTTCAGCGCTTGTCTGTAAAGCAGAGCCTGCGAAGTTACTCGTGCCAAGCCCACTAATTGTAGAACCCGTGTGGTTGTGGCTGTCGTCGTTAACCGACACCACGATAGAATCGCGCCCAGAGCCTGTGACGTCTCCGCTCAGCGAAATCGTGTCGTTCTGAGTTAGGTAGCCGACGTCGTTATTAAACCCGCCGACATTGATGTCCGTCTTGTTTAGCTTGTGCTGCCCACCAACATCGTCCACGACCACAAAAAAGTCACCATCTGCATCAGTGACTGAAGAAGAGAGCTGGTCAAGATCGACCGAAAATGTGCGGTCCGCACTTAAGTTACCGCCCCCGCTAAGCCCAGTGCCTGTGGTGATCGAACGAGATGTTGGGACTTTACCGTCCAACGCACTCTGCAGCCCATCGACATTTGAGATGATGTGATTATGGCTATCGTCTTGGACTGTAACAGCAATGCTCGTCGTTCCTGAGCCTGTCACGTCGCCAGAAAGCGTAATCGTGTCGTTGCCGCTGGTGTAGCCAGCGTCGTTGTTGAACTCCGATACGTTAATGTCAGATTTGTTGAGCTTGTGCTGGCCGTTGGCATCGTCAACTACGACGAAAAAGTCGCCGTCGGCATTGCTCGTAGAGGTAGTCAGCTCTGAGAGATCAAGATTAACCGTCGTTCCCGAGACATCAATAGCAGTCCCCGCTACAGGAGATTGAGTGTCCGCAGATAACGTAGTCCCCGACAATGTCAGGTTAGAACCAACCGTCAACCACTCAGTGCTGGCCGCCGAGTTATCGTAGAACAGAATGCGGTCCGCACCGGGGTCCGTTAAGTCTTCAATGCCAAGCTTATCAAGGCTAAACTCAGTGCCAGTCAAATCAAGGCCAGTGCCTGCGGAGTAGACCGCTGTAGCAGCCACCTGAGAAAACGTAATGTTTGTAGTGCCGAAAGTAATTGTGCCTTCAACGGTGCAAACATACAGCTCGCCCGCTCCGGTATCACCTTCGGTGACAAAAAACGCATCGCCCTGACCCAGTGCGTCCGGGTCACTGGGGCCGTAAGAGTCAGTATCCGTTGTTCTAGTCAGGACCCAGTTAGTAGACACAGACCCAGTGTCAGTAACTTCGTAAACGCCGTTTTCCGTGGCATCCGTCTGATTGTAGATTAGAACGCGATCACCAACGTCTAGCGTAACTCCGTCAATAACAAGCGCTGCTTGCGTGCCCGCATTAGTCAGCGTCGCCCCCACCCCACTAGTACCGTTATCGTAGGTAGCGTTAATGTTGCCTTCTGAATCAGGCGTCTCTACACGGACAGGGTTATGGTAGTGAATACCCGCAGATGCAATAGTGTCAACGTAGTGCTTGTTGGCAATCTGTGTAGCAGTGGTGGGCTGGTTAGCCACCGTGCCCGAGGTCATTGCAACGCTATCAAACGTGGTCGCAGGAACTACGCCGGACTCATCTTTGTAAACCGACTTATCCGCTGGATATACGACGTATACATCTTTAGTGCCAGCAGAGAAATTAACGAGCGAGCCGCTGTTTGACGAGGCCAGAACCGTATCTCGGCTCAGCGTGTCCGTGGACAGCGTGTAGGTGCCAATACCAACTTCAAACTCACTGCCAAGCGCAGACGAGATAGCGTAATACGTAGTATTGCCATCACCAACAGCATCAGCGAAGCCAGTAAAACCAGTGGCCGCGCCGTTAAGCGTTACATTGCCCGTGCCCGTTGTGTTCGTCGTCTCTTTGACGCGATCTGCTAACACCAAAGCCATAAGGGTTCTCCTTAAGCGATACGAATGATGGCGTTGGAAGCGTCAGCTGTCGGGAACTGAATTGTAAAGTCACCGTTGGTTGAGGTTTTATCGCCACCAAAATCAAGCACAGCAACAGCTGCATCAGACTCGGTCGAGTTGTAGATCAAAGCACCTGCAGCGGTGATGGTTGCCGAGCTAAACGTCGTGTCAGCGAAATCGGTGAACGCAGTTGTGCCTGATGACGTTGGGTTTACATTGGTCAGCGTGTTGCCACCTGACGTGTAGCCGGTTCCCGAAACTTCATTAGTTGTCGAAAACGCCGTTGTAGTCGCGTCAAGCGAGGCCGAGCTAGTAAACAGCGCGAGTTTAAAAGTATCGCCCGTCGTACGGAAATCATGAATGCCTTCAAGAAGTTCTTTCTTGAAGCTTGTGCACATTGCCTGAGTAATAGCCATGTCAAAGTCTCCAGATCATGTCAGCCAAATCAGAATGGCCCGATGAGTGTAAGGCTGCACGAACAGTTGTTCTGTCGCTTTTCGCGGCCTGTTGCATATATTGTACCAG